TGTTCCACTCAACATAGAGAAGATAGCTGTCAAAATCATACGGGGCGAGGGCAAGGCAAACCCGCTTGTGCAGAGAGAATAAATCCCTCAAATCATCGTCAGACATCTCCGTATCTCGAATGGATTTCTCGCAAAGAGAGGAGAGGGCTTTGAGGTAGGTAATACCCAACTGCCGTGTGCTTTCCTCTTTCAGAGCTTCCTTGCTCATACCGTATAGGTCGAGATAGGTTTGATAGGAAAAAGTATTATCTTCAATTCGCTGTAAAATTATGTTCAACAATCGTTCCATGTTTACCTCCAAAAGAAAAGACGCATGACTGCTTTTCCTCGCAATCATGCGCCATCTAATATCACTTGTTTTGTTTAAGTAATTCCCACAGTACAACAAGCGGAAAGATAAGAATTATTACTATTACCCACATTGCTTGACCTCCCAAGACTTACCGCAGTCTTGGCAAACCGCTACGGATATAGTCTGATACGGCAATAGAGCCTTGATAATACCACCGATAATCAAACCCACCAACGCTCCGAGAATACAGCCTAACCCAAAAAACATCAGACCTAAACCGAAGCCAAGAAGAACGCAGCCGAACAAAATAGGCGGTTTCTTTCTATCAGCATGAACAACTACATTTTCGGACTGGCACTTTATACATTTCATATCTGTTACCCCTCTCTTTTAACATACACAAGCTGTATATCATATCCGAGTGCTTCCATCATCTTTATAAAGGTCTTATTGACAACCTCATTGTTTTTCTTGAGAATACGATTTACATACTGCCCTGTTGTCCCGATTGTTTCTCCGAGTTTTTCCTGTGTAGTACCGGCTTCAAGGAGCTTCACTTTCACATCAAGCTCAATATTGTTCGCAATCATGTGTCATACCTCCGTTACAGAATAATTGTATTATACTACTAACTCGGCTGTAAGTCAATACATTTCAGATACTTATACCAACTTGAACGGCTGATATTAAGTTTCTCACAGCATTCCTCCACAGTCATTTCGCCGCCTTTTTGTTTTTCACGGAATTTTTGAAAAAGCTCTATCGGCAAGTCAAGGCTCGGTCTGCCGTCCACTCGTATACCTTTCTCACGGGCGATAGCTTTTCCCTCCTGTGTTCTCTCAACAATCATATCCCGCTCGAACTCCGCAAAGCTCAACATGATATTACGAATGAGTTTCCCCGTAGGTGTGCTATCCATAACACCGATGTTGAGAACATGGACGGTGATACCTTGCTCGATAAGCGACTCAATCAACTGACTACCTTGCGCCGCACTACGGGCAAATCTATCCAGTTTGGTGACTACGAGCTTATCGCCGTTTTTGAGGACGGATTTCAGCTTGTCAAATTCGGGTCTGTCCATTTTGCGCCCCGTGAATGAGTCAAAATAGATTTTCGTTGCCCCGGCTTCTTTAAGTAGGGTGGCTTGCCCGTCAAGACTGTTGCCGTCACGAGCTTGCCCTTTGGTAGAAACACGAGCATATCCGTAAATCATACAGATACCTCCTTAGAACTCAATGTCGGTAATACCTCGTTTTGCTTCGAGTTCCGAAATCACATCTGTGACAATTTTCTTGTATTTGTACATGACCTCGCCCGGTTCGTTCAACACACGGCACACCATGTTGTATGAAATTTTATGTCCTTTATCGACACAAATTTCGTGCAAATCCTTTTTACTCAACTTCATGTTATAGAGCCTTTGGTCTAATGAAAATGTCATTTTTCATACCTCCTCGTAATCTAATACAAATTCCTGTGAATTTTCCGTGCTTTGCACAACCAACTGAAAGCCCATTGTTTCGAGCAATCTTACAAAAGTACCTACTTTCAAATCATTACGGGACAAAAGCTGACATATATTTGATTTCGTCCCCATGTCTGCATACTCGGCTAATTCGCTCAACGATATACTGTTGGTTTCCATGATTGTACGAATGGTTTCAATAGCTGTCATTGACACATTCTCCTTTCCGTTTAGCGTTTACTAAATACTGTGTATAACTTTCGCCAGAATGTGCGTATCTGGCAGAAGTTTTACACATCGTTTAGTGTTTGCTAAATTATTCTTCAAGTAATTTGTCGAGGTTGAGCTTGTTTGGTTCACTATTATTGCTTCCTACGACCCACTTAATTGGATTGTTGTTTGTCTTGTTTCTATCAACAACCACTATGTCAAAATCCATGCTGTTTAGCAAAAGCAGAAAATTATCCACCCTCATGCTTTTACTTCTCAGCATTTCACTAACATTGGTTTGTCTTTTTAGACCCGCCTTTTCCGCTAAAATAGTTTGATTATAACCTCTGACTTTCATAGCGGAAATAACGATTTCGGTTGCGTTCATGATTTTGTCCTCCTTGAGCAACAGATTAACATATTTAGCTGTTGATAACAGAATAACATATTTAGCTGTTGCTGTCAAGCCCCTTTTTATATTTTTGGGGTACTCAGCCTACTCCCTGCGCCCTTGGCGGGTGGCGGTTATCCCCCTCCGGGGGTATGCCGTCCCGCCGCTTTTCGGCATGGGGTACACCTCCCGCCGCCGTCCCGCCGTGCTATCAATAAAGCCCCGTTTGCCGTGATAGTACAATCAAAAGCCCCGCAACGGCTTTATTGATAGTACATTGTACCGCTATCAATAGAACATACCCCACGGACAGCGGGAACAGCTTGCAAAAGCAAAGCGGGGGCATATACAACCATACCCCGCACAACGCACCAGAACGCCCAGAACGGGCGCAACGGCGGCAGGAGTATAGCAACATACCCCACGCCATAAAAGCCCGTACAACGCCGCCCAGGGCGCAAATAAACCCCCGCCGCAATAGCAACGGGGATTTACTGTTATTTATTCATTTTCAGCAATTCAGCCAATACAACCAACGGAAACAGCAATATACAAATTACAACCATGCGCCGCCCTCCATCATGCGAAAGTAAAACGGCGTGTTTCCGTTGTACGGGTGTATTTTGCGGCTACTTCCGGCATTTCCTTTTTAATTGCCGTTGTATCAATGCGGGAGGAAACAACCGCTTTATAACTTGCCTTGTGTTCCGTTCCCGTCAATGTGTCCGTGTTCCGCTCCTGCATGATTGCTTTTAATTCATCTTTCAGCCCGTCAATAATGGCGGCTGTTTCCTCCTGCAAACGGGTATATTGTGCAAGCTCCCGCATGATAGCATCAATATTTTTCATTGTGTTTACTCCTTTCAAGCTCCTTTGTTGTACTGTCTCCATGTGGGCGTGGCTTTTACCTCGTCCCGCATTACCTTTATAGCTTCGCCGATTGCGGCAATAGTGCCGTTATAATCGGCGTAACCCGTACACCAGCCCGGCGAACATTTGACAAGCCCCAGCCCGGCGCAATCTGTCAAAAATTGCTTTATTTCCGTTACCTCTTTGAGGGCTTCCCGCCTATCCTCGTACCCGTCAAGTGCAACGGGGTAATTGTTTTCAATATCAAGGGTAAACCCCTCGTAATATCCCGGCTTGATTGCAATATGAAAGTAATGAAAACTATGCTTTTCAAGCTCATTTTCAATATTCATTTGGTCATTTTCGTAACTATCAGAAATATAGCTGTCTAATGCTTCTTCAACTGTCCCGCCGCATTCCTCGACTTCCTCCCGCAATTCCCGCATAAATTCGGTATCTTGCTCTAAATCATAAGCGGAATAAGGAACAAGCCCCATTGTGATATAATCACTTGTAAAATAATTAACTGCACCCATTGTTTTAACCTCCTTACGCTTGTTTGATAAACTCGTGCAAAAGCTGTTCAAGCTGTTCTTGCTTTTCTTCAAATGGGATTTTGTTTTCCCAGCTCATAATCTGACGGGCTTTTTCTTCGTATGCGCCTATGTTGTTCGCCCGTCTCCCCGGCATACCTCTGTACCCCGTGCAAATCGTCAAGCCGTCAATTTCGTATACATCAAAATTCCAGCCATACACGCCGCAAGTATAAGCAATGGGGGAATGATTGCGGAGTAAGTACGACAAATCACAATACCCGGCACAAACGATATTAGCCGAACTGTTTACAATGGCTTTTCTTGTTGTCTTGAATTTCATTTTCTTTACCTCCCTTTATTAACCCATCACGGGCAACCGCACAAATTCAGCTTTACCCATTCCGCAAAATGCGGCGATATGCCGTCCCGTTGTTGCGCTCCAGCCGTCCCACATTCTTACAAGCTCCCCGGCCGCCGTCCTTTTAATAAT